TGCAAATTGCAAAGACCCACGGAACATCAGCACCATCAACGGACCCGACAAACGTGACTTCTCACAGTTCGTGTACCCGTTCAGCGACCTGCTTAAACTGGCACCATGGTACGCATTTGGCAAAAGCAACGAGGAAATCTCAGAAAGAGTAGTACACGTGCTGACCAATGCGCCCACCGCGGTGAACACAGATTACAGTCGCTTTGACGGACGCATCTCGAACCTTTTGAGACACCTAGAGACAATCGTCTTCACTCGGGCGTACAAAAGGTGCTACCTTCCGCAGCTCTTAGACCTCCTTCGCTCCCAGCAGAACTTGACAGGAACGGGTCGCCACGGCACGTCTTATGACAGTGGCACATCCCGCGCTTCTGGGTCCCCGGAGACATCCTCCAGCAACACTCTCGACAACGCATTCGTCGCGTACCTCGCCCTTCGCTCGGAACCACACCTTGGCAGACAACGTTCTGCCCTTGAGGCGTGGGACGGCCTAGGGATCTACGGTGGCGATGATGGAATGACAGCGACCCTGTCGATTCCGGCGTACGAGCGTGCGGCACGCCAGCTTGGCCTCAAGCTGGAGTGCGACCAGGTCAAACGTGGAGATTTTGGCATCACTTTCCTGGCCCGTATCTACGGGCCGGACGTGTGGTATGGGGACAAGGTGTCATGCTGTGACATTCCCCGCCAGATCTCCAAGTTTCACACCACTGTGAAACTGTCGTCGGGCATCACCCCTACGATGAAGCTCCAGGAGAAAGCACGCTCTTTCTACCTGACGGACAAGAACACACCCGTCATTGGTGAGATCGCGACGAAAGTCGTTGAACTCTTTGGCGAGGTCGCTTACGACGAGCGACTTCGCCTCATGACACGGTGGGGTACAACCGGCACGTCATCCGGCCAGTACCCCAACGACAAGCGTGACTGGATGCAGGATTATGCACAGACATCCATGGAGAGGTTCCAGTTCGACAACGACCTCTTCGCGGCCTGGATCCAGTCAGCCACCAGGGAGACAATTCTGTCCCCACCGCTTTGCGGCCTCCCAGTTGAGGCCGCAGGCAAGGTGGATGTCAACGTCGACGGCGCAATCACGCCAGCGACGGAGACAAAACCACCGAAGAAGAAGTCTCGACGGCGTCAGCCGAAAACTGACGCCGTGAAGAAGAAGAAGAAGAGCGCACGTAAACCGCGCGCTCCGAAGACCAACTCTTGAGTTGGGACCCGGGGAAGAGCATGGCCTGTCACTTGGACAGGCCAGTCATATTTTAGCAACATTTGCTCCTACCCTTACAAATTGACAAAGATGGTTAATCGCACTCGCAAGACACCCGTGGTCACTGCACCTATCGCGCGCGCCAAGGCGCCAGGTAGGTCCAGCAAGTACCCCGCCGTGCCATTCACAGGGACGGAACGACTCGTTTCAGTCGCACCGACGGCCGAGGACGGCTCCAGTTTCATTCGTACCTTCGATTGGAATCCTGGGCT